GTGCTTACCGATACCAAACTGAAAAATCTCAAGCCGCAGGAGAAACTGTATAAGGTTTCCGACCGTGACGGGCTGTATGTCGCCGTGCTCACGTCAGGCTCTGTCTCGTTCCGCTACGACTACCGCATCAACGGCCGCCGGGAAACGCTGGTGATCGGCCAGTACGGCCGTGACGGTATCAGCCTGGCGGAAGCGCGCGAGGAACTCATTGCTGCCAAAAAGTTGCTGAAGGCAGGCCAGTCGCCAGCTGCGGCGAAACGTGACGGTATCAGGCAGATCGCCGGGGCCGAAACATTCACGGTATATACCGACACCTACATGAAACATGTCACCCTGGCCGACAGCACCCGCGCTATGAAGCAGGCGGTCATTGAGCGCGATATCCTCCCGGCGCTGGGCAACAAGATGATGACTGAGATAACCACCAGAATGGTGCGCGACTTGTGCGATCGTATCGTCGAGCGTGGCGGCCGGGCGACGGCGATTCAGGTCAGGGAGATAATCAGCAGTGTGTATCGGTACGCCAACGACCGCGGGCATGGCCTGTTCAATCCGGCAGCCGACATTAAGCCATCATCCATTGCCATGTTTAAGCCGCGCGAGCGCACGCTGTCGCCTGAGGAAATTGGTATATTCTTCCGCGAGCTGGATAACGTCGGCGCGATGGGAACCATGAAGATGGCGCTGAAGCTTGTGCTGCTGACGCTGGTTCGAAAAAGCGAATTCACTTACGCGACGTGGCAGGAGATCGATTTCAGGAACTGGACATGGACGATCCCCGCCGACCGAATGAAGGCAAGGCGCGCGCATGTGATTTACCTTCCGAAGCAGGCGCAGGATCTGCTGGTCGGCCTGCAAATGTGCGCTGGCGGCAGTGAATACCTGGTGCCCGGGCGCTACAACTTCCGCAAGCCATTATCGAACGCAGCGCTGAACTCGCTGATAGACCGGACCGTGGAAGCCATAAATAAAGACGGCGAGAAAATACAGGGCTTCACCGTGCACGACTTGCGCCGCACGGCCAGCACGTTGCTGCACGAAGCGGATTACCCGTCCGACTGGATAGAGAAAGCGCAGGCGCACGAGCAGAAGGGCGTTCGCGCGGTGTACAACAAAGCGGAGTATGCCCGGCAACGCGCCTATATGTTGCAGCAGTGGGCAGATATGGTTGATGCCTGGATTAACGGGGAGCACACCGATCTGGTGTCGTTCTCCCCGTCGAAGTTTGAGAAGTGGATGGAAGACAGTAATAAATAATTTTATCCTTCCTGGACTTTGGTAAGCGTCAGATTTCCGCAGAACACTGCCCCGGTGTCGATGTACATCTGGTTTGCATACACCAGTGGATGATGCGCTGGCGTGTGGCCGAAGATGAACAAATCGGCACCGGTTATCTCCGAGACAATACCGTCCTGGGCGTCGCTAACCCGCTCACGATTCCAGATCACCATTTCTTCTGGTACTGGCTTATCGAATGCGTATTCGTTGTGCGGGTAGTCTGCGTGGCAGATGACGACCTTCTTATTTTCGGTAACCAGTTCGATAATCAACGGGAGGTTGGTAATCTTTGGCAGAAGGTATTTAAGTTGCACATCCTGCTCAGAATCAAGTTGGTGCCACCATCCACCGCCGTTTGACATCCAATGTCCGAAACTTCCGCCGTTGACCAGTGCATCCAGCATCATCTGCTCATGGTTGCCACGAACAGCTCGGAACCACGGCATAGTAATCAAATCCAGGCATTCGACGTTTTCAGCGCCGCGGTCAACAAGGTCACCAACGGAAATAAGCAAATCGCGCGCCGGGTCGAATGAAACTTTGTCGAGTTCGTTCATCAGCAGCGTGTAGCACCCATGCAGATCGCCGACGACGAAGATATTGCGCCAGTCAGAGCCTTTGATGCGTTGATATAGGCTCATGCCGCACGCTCCCGACCCTGGTTGTCTGTTGGTGACAACGGAGCATTTCCGAATGCCCGAGTCAGCCCTGCGATATCCAGAGCGTAGCCAGGGTGCAGTTGCACCGCCGGACCTTCGCACTGGTTTCCCCATACGTCAAAGCCATGTGACGACTGGCGGGCGAAAAGTTCAATGCGCGGCACATCACCAAGCAGCTGCACCAGTTTCTCCCTGATCACGTCCGGCTTACGAGAGTTCTCCAGGCGTGGCGCCGTGACGTGCTGGCAGATTGAGGCGTCCATACGCGCCGGGAGTTTTCCGCGAACCGCAAACAGACAGTCTTCACTGTTCGCCCGGGTCATGTGTCCCATGCCGATCGCGCTGTTGCCTTTGTGCTTATTCGTTTTGTGCCAGGTAAACCCCTTCATGGTCATCAACTTGAATCCCCATGCCTCGACAACCTTCAGCGCTTCAACTGGTTGCGTCGGAACCCACCACATCGCAAGCAGGCTATCTTCGGCAGCCAGATCCCACACTGGCAGGCGGCAGATATCCAGCACGTTCATGACAGGGTATTTGAAACCGGCGCCGCGGTTGCCGTCTGCTGCTTTGTCACGGTATACCCAAGGAGGGTCAGCGTAGATAAGAGTGTATTTTCCGGTCATGCCGCCACCTTCCTGTTGTTCATCAGCTCAGCCACGCGCTGAGCCTTCAATGGATTTCTGATAACCTGGCCGCCGGGTGCCAGCCACCCTCGGCGCAGAGTTGAATAAACCAGCGTGATACTGCCGACGCGGATATTGTCGTGCGGGTTAGTCATACACCACCCCTCGACATCCGATCCCGCTATAGTCCAGGTGCGGGGTGCGGTTCCCTTTGGTGATGCACTGCTGGCGGCGCACCGCGATACGGGCGCGCTCTACTTCACCGACGGCAGCGTCAAGACACTGGAGCCACAGGCGGGCCGCGATGCGGTAATGCCCGCGGCGCTCACGGTCAATGGCCCGGCTTTCGATCTCCATAGCTTCCGGCGTAACCGCCACCACTCTTTCAACACGGCGCTGAGACACGTAATCTTCGTGATAGCGCTCAAGCTTCGTCTTTTTCATTTGATCCAGACCTCTCAACTGATTACCGCCGCCAGCCACATCAGGTAGGCGACCACGGCCAGATACAGGTAAACGTCTGACCATCTGCCGATATGCTTCTTCAGCGCTGTCATGCTGCTGCACTCACGGAAGCACCCTTCACAGGCCGATACTTCCGCAGCTCAACCGGTGGCTTTTTCCCTTGGAATACTTCCGGGCTGTTCTTTCTGCGCTCGTCAAGCCACTTCTCAACTTCTTCCTGAGTCCATGCCACTCTTCCATCAGTGATGTACCAGCGTTTCGGGAATTCACCATCACGCTCCAGGCGGTCAATCGTGCTCCATGACAGTGGCACCACCGCCAGGAGTTCCTTCTTACCAAATGCACCTTTCATAAATACCTCTCTTGGTTGCAGGTGTGGCGCTGTGGCGCCACGGTGGTGATTACTCGAATTCGGGACGCATATCGTTAAGCGTCGTCATGAATCCCTGGTGGTATTCTTCACCTAGCTTTTCAGCCATTGCGTTGATCTCATCTTCGGCACGCTTAAACATCGCCTTGGCATCAGCTGCGGATGAATCGAGGCTGTTCAGAATTGCGCTGACGTATTCCCGCGCCTCTTCGCGATCAGAGTCAGAAACCACCGTCAGGCTCTGCTGCTCATCATCAACAACGGAATACTCGCCGGTGATAACTGCTGCGTTATCCTGGCTCATGCCAGCTTCCGCGCGTTCATCCATCACAACAGCTTTTTGCAGTTCGATAGAGACAGGCAGGTATTTGAACAGGCGGCGGATCACCGTCTTTTTCGCCATTTCGTCGAAGTGGTCAACCCATGGGCCACTGCTGCCGGCTTTGCTCAGGGCCCGTACTTTTTCAACGTCTGCCCGGCTCATAACTTCGAACTGGACGCCGCCATCTTTCAGGCGGGCAACGGCGTAAACATGGGTCAGTTCGCCGCGGTCACCGGTTTCGCAAGGTGAGTGCTCGAGCGTTTCTTCCAGGCCATATGAGTAACTGAATTTGTCGTTAACATGGACGGTGCGCGCTGAGATGCTAAGGATCTGCCCGGAGCGGCGGGCAAGGTCAATCATCCCGCGATAGCCGATGATGAGCTGAGCTTCTGTCGATACTGTTTCCCAGCGGCCATTTACTTTCTGGCGCTTGTCGAACGGTATCAGGTACGCGTGGCCAAGTGCGCCGCCAGGCTCAAGCCCGAGCTGAGCACACTGCATAATTGCCCCGAGGAAACTGGCCTGGTCGCATGCTGCCAGTTTTGGAACCTTGCGGATCTCAGTAGTGGCGATGCGTGCCAGTCTGTCAGCTGTCATGTGCTTTGGAAGAGCCAGAGCCATCTGAGCCTTAATTTTTGGATCAGCGAGAAGCCCGGCCAGGGTGGTAGGTTTCTCGTTATGCTTCGCAACCTGGTTGCCAGTCGCTGCTGCCTTAAGTGCGGTGGTAGACATTTTTTCTCCTTACTTCATTCTGAAAACGCGTGATGTCGTTGCTGTTTTGAATTTTTCGTACAGTTCAGGGTGCTCAACCTGGAATAATTTCTGATCGAAACGGTTGCTTACCTGAGATTTCCATGTGCAAATCGGTTTCCCGTCGAGCGTCAGGATTGAGTGCTCCTGCATGTACAGCTTCAGTTTCTCTTCCGATACGGCGATTTCTGCTTCCAGCGACTTGCAGCGTGATTTCATGTCGCGCAGGTCGTTGAAAAGTGCCAGGGCCTTACCGTCTGCCTCGATGCTTGAACCAGCATCCTTCTCAAACATCAGAGAAATATCGCTGACGGTTGTGGCCTCCGGTGGGTTCAGGTTTATCACCCTGTCCCAGAAGGCGACCTCTTTCTCCAGGATCGCCTGAATGGTTTCCTCATCGCGCTCAACGCGATAAATACGGAAATCGTCACCGCCGATCAGGACGCCGAATACGCATACCTGCTTTCCTGTAACCATCAGCCCATGCATGGCCTGCGCCGTGTAATGCACCGGGATCGCATCTGTCTGAACCTCTCCCCATTCCTTAGCTTTGAACGGGCTAACCGTTTTGATCTCGATGTTCTCGCCAGTAGCAGCTTCGGCATCGATCTCAGCTGCAATAAAGCCGTAATCTCGGTGGATGTACCGGTTACCGCGATGAATAATTTCGAGGCCTGTCTCTTCAGAAAGCAGGTCAATTACGTATGGCTCCATACGCTGGCCACGCGTGAAAACTTTTTGCTTCGAAGGATCTACTGGCTTGATACGTGGCTGAACCTTGTCCAGATACACCTCAAGCGGAGTGCGCCACGGGCTAATACCGAGAATACCGGCGACATCACTGCCGCCGAGGTATTTGGCCCTGTCCATGTTGCCGGCGTTCTGCATCATGCCGCGTTCCTCGCCGTGTCCAGTTGGTCTGCCAGATCCCACTTCGCGATGATGCTGGTCAGCGCTGCCTGGTATGCTGCGAGTGCCTCTTCGAATTCCGTGCTCATCATCAGCTCTTCCAGAATCTCGGAGCGCACGCCTTTGCGCTCCAGCTCGTAGAATGGCTTTTGCAGCTGATGGAACTTGATCGAGTCGATAAGCTCCACCTGGCGCTCGTAGTGCAACTGACTCAGCTGGTAGTCGCTGTCGATGCTGGTCATGATTTTTTTCAGGTTATTAATCTGCTGGATGTTCACTTGCTCACCCCCATATCCATTTCAGTTTTTACTGCCATCTTGGTGACAAATGCCCAGTTGATGGCCTCATGCAGAGTGCGGCACTTTGTGCTCATCAGCCCGCACGCCGTAACGCAGTACCAACCGTTGATGATTTTCCACTGCATAATTCGTTACCTAAGTGTTACCGTTGAGGTAATAATTATCCTTATGTGGTTTGAAGTCAATAGGTATGATTATAAAAAATTACCTTTAAGGTAATCCTACGGGCAATAAAAAAGCCGCTCTATTGCGGCTTAGTATCTGAAATGTATGAAGTTAGTCTTGCGTTTTACCGTTCTGAACAATCACAAAATCGACGTAGCTCTCAATCTTGTTTTTCTCGCTTTCGGGTAACAATGCGAAGCGGGCCCGGTCGTAATGGATGGTCGCCGGGTCGCGAGGATGGATGAGCAGTTCATAACCGCGGCGCCCGAACGCGCTGGCGATTGCCTCCAGGGTGGAGATAGAAACGCTAACCTCATTGTTCAGCATGCGCTGGATTGTCGCCTGGGCAACGCCGGACGCTTTCGACACTTTACCCTGCGACGACAGATCGCGGTTGTTCTGCATCCACGCTTCGAGGTTATGCGCCGCCAGCTGGCCGATATCGGAAGCAGTGATCTCCTCCTGAGGGATGGCAACAGCAGATAAAGAATGGTCGACGTCCAGCCAGTTCGACGGCTTGTTTGCCGCCTTCTCAATCTTGCGAGCCACCGTGTCGCCGACAACCTTCTGCCCGCGGGCCCAGCGGTTCACCAGGTTTGCCTGAGTTCCCAGTTTTTCCGCCAGACGAGTCTGCACCCCGTTAAAGTCACGGTCGATGATATCGTTAATATTCTGCCTGCGGATATCCTGAATACTTTTCATGCTCTGGTGAATCGCCTCATATATGAATTAGTTAGAGGTTCAATTAAAAGCGAATTTACCTCACAGGTAAATGCACCTCACAGGTAACAAACCTTGATTTTTATTACCTTCTGGGTGAATATTTGTTATCTGAAATTAATATCAGGCAATAGCTATGAGCGATAACGAAAAATTCGACTTCAAAAAACACTGGTTGCAACTCACTCCTGATGAGCGAAATGCCTTTGCTGACGAGGCCGGAACGACAAGCCACTACATCCAGACGCATCTGACAGGCCGCCGGAAAATGCCCGGTAAGACATTGATGAATGGGCTATTTAAGGCATGTAAGCAACGCGGGTGGGTCAGAACGAAGCCGGAACTGGCTATCTTCTTCTACGAATAAAACCTCCTTCAATCCCCCATCAGGCCGCCTTCTGGCGGTCTTTTCATATCTATTCAGCCCTCCCAGGTAATAATGATCCAAATATGGTTGATCTTTTTTCGGCCATCGCACAAAATTACCGATATCCATAACCAAACATGAGGCCGTTTTCGTGAAAATTGTCACCAGAATGGAGGCCGCTAAGGCTGGCCTGAACAGATTCTACACCGGCAAAGCCTGCCGGAATGGTCATAAGGCGGAGCGCTACGTACTGAACGGCACCTGCGTTGAGTGCGCACTTCAGAGCGCAAACCGTCACCGCAGCGAGTTCTCATCCGCTCTCAAATCCGCACGGGGTGAAGCATGAAACCCGCAGCGTATTACAACGAAATCGACCCATTTGCAGCGCAGTGGCTGCGTAACCTGATCGCCGGCGGTCATATCGCGACCGGTGAAGTAGATGAAAGGAGTATTGAAGATGTCACACCTGACGACCTGCGAGGCTTCACGCAATGCCACTTCTTCGCCGGAATTGGCGTCTGGTCTCATTCACTGCGGCTCGCCGGATGGCCTGACGATAAACCAGTCTGGACTGGCTCCTGCCCGTGCCAGCCTTTCAGCGCGGCAGGCAAAGGAGATGGGTTTGCTGACGAGCGGCACCTTTGGCCCCACTTCTTCCACCTCATCAGCGAGCGCAGACCTCAGCATGTCTTTGGCGAACAGGTTGCAGCAGGTAACGCAAACATATGGTTCGACCTTATACAAGCTGACCTGGAAGGAATGGGATACGCCTTCGGGCTTGTGCCGTTTGCGGCAGCGGGCGTCGGTGCGCCGAACGTCAGAGAGCGGGCCTACTGGGTGGCCCACGCCGGTAGCGAACACGAATCCGCAGCCGGAAACGAAACGGGGGTTACAGCACGTCTCCGGAGCAGCTCGACTGACAGGCTGGCAAACACCAGTGGCGAACGACTCAACCGGGTCGACTCATTGCTACAGCGGGAAGAATCAGGACGGCTCACCAAAAGTGTGCTTAAAGCTGCCGGGCACAGCGTTACTGGCGGGATGGGTTACGCCGACAACTCGCGACTGGAAAGACACATCGGGGATGACAGCGCAGCGGGAAGGGAAGGACAGGCTGGACCAGCTACCCCGCCAGGCGTACACATGCGGGCCCTTGAGGTTAACGGTTTTTGGCGAGATGCGGACTGGCTCTTATGTCGAGATGGCAAATGGCGTCCAGTTGAACCCGGCACATTCCCGCTGGTTGATGGGGCTGCCGCGCGCCTGGGACGAGTCGAGTCCGGGGTGGCAAGAGTGGCAAGCAGCAACCGCGTCGGTCGACTCAAAGGCTACGGTAACGCCATAAACGCACAGGCTGCGGCTGAATTCATCCGGGCTTATATGGGGGTTAGCTATGGCCGGTGACTGGATCAAGATGCGTGCCGACCTGCACACGCACCCTAAAGTTGTCCGCATGGCGTCCGCATTGAAAGCGGACAGATTGCGGATAGTTGGCGGACTACATTCCGCATGGTGTCTTTTCGATGTCCACTCCGTTGACGGTTTGCTTGACGGATACAGCGCGGACACACTCGACGACCTGATCGGATTTCCTGGTTTTTCCCGGGCGATGATGGCTGTCGGATGGCTCGAAGAAAATGGAGAAAGCCTAGTAATGCCGCGCTTTGAAGCCCATAACGGTCAGTCTGCCAAGCGTCGCGCACAGGACGCAGACAGGAAGAGAAACGTCCGCAAAGCGTCCGCATCAGAAGCGGACAAAAAGCGGACCAGAGAAGAGAAGAGAAGAGAAGATATAAAAGATAAACCCCACACAGGGAGCGAGCAAAATTCACCTGTGGATAACTCTGCTGGTGGCGGTGAACCAGATCCGGATGCGAACAACGCGATGTTGAATGGCTACGTTGCTCCTGGCGGAATGGGTGAATTTGGGAAATTCCAGATGCACGACAACTGGAATCCGGATCCGCAGTTCACCAGGCGAGCTTCTCAATGGGGAATAAACCTGAAGACTGACATCACCCCGTTCGAGCTGGCAGACTTCATCACGTACTGGAAAGCGGAGGGCAAGGCATTCCACCACGACCAGTGGCAGCAGAAGCTGGCGAGAAGCGTGCAGCAGTCCAGGGCAAGGCCTGTGGCCCAGCAGCAGCGAAGGGACATCAACGACGTGCCTGAGCCGGACAAGACCATTCCGGAGGGATTCAGGGGATACCAGGCCACATAGCAGCACCAGCGCGGCAGCGCATTTTTTTACGCCTGCATAGTTACCTTGCAGGTAACAAAATATGCGCATAGCTATTGATTTTAACTCTAATGTGGATTTAAATTACCTAAGGGGTAAATCATGACAGCAGTTTTAGGGATTGATCCGGGATGCAGCGGGGCGCTGGTTCTCGTAACTGAGCAGGGCGGCTACATCGACCATCTGGCAATGCCAACCATCAAGGTCGGCACAAAGTCCAGGGTGAACGGCGCAGCGGTAGCTGCATGGGTTCGGCAGTACGGAATAACTCATGCGTACCTTGAGCAGGTCGGAGCCATGCCAGGACAGGGAACGGCGAGCATGTTCACGTTCGGGCATGCAGCTGGTGTAGCGGAGGGGATCCTCCAGGGGCTCAACATTCCGTACACGCTGGTAACGCCGCAGGCCTGGAAGAAGTCAGCCGGGCTTATCGGCAGCGACAAGGATGCAGCGCGCAGCAGGGCCATTCAGCTCTACCCGGAACTGCGTGCGCTGGATGCCAAAGCGAAAGGCCAGGCCATCGCGGATGCGCTGTTAATCGCAAGGTTCGGGATCGGAGTTAAATAACGATCTTTTTTGATATCAACGTAATCAATAACTTATACGGGTAAGCGGGGGTAAAGATGAAACCGAGTTATGAAGAGTTAGAGCAGAAGCTCATTGAGTCAGAGCGCTACGGTCGCCAGACTGATATCACAATCGATAATCTGGAGATGAAGCTGGCGCAGATGGCTGCGGAGAATGCGGGGCTGAAGTCTTCCGTAGCTGAAGTGCGACGCCAGGCATTCAATGCTCGAAGAAACTCACATAACTGCGGACCTTTTCAGTATTCAGATTTATGCGATTCAATCATTGACGAAACCAAGGTTGAAACCCCGGCGACCGACGCTTTCCTGGCTGAAGTGCGGGCCGCCGCAGTAGATGAAGTTTGCCTGAAAATTAGCAATGCAATTATTAATTGCTATCAAGATGAAATGGTCGGGCTTGATGAAGCAGCAACTATCTGCGGTGAATTCGCCGCCCAGCTTCGCAAGGAGGACGCGCAATGAGCATCGCCACCATTCTAAATACTGGACTCGCCTTAATGGGATGGATGTTCATCATGTTCAAAACAGGTCAGTGGTTTATCTCTGTTGCACTCAAGCAGTGGGATAAGCGCAGAAAGCAATCTCGTCGGCAAAAAGCAATAAACGAATTTTACGATGCCTTTGACCTGTCCAGTATCGAACCAGGAACGACCGTTCGCCTGGCTACTAAAGGCGATCTGACAATCATGATGTTTCGCCAGGAGGCCGCCCAATGAGCAACATCGACAAACGCGCATTACGAGAAGCTGCGGAAAAGGCTACGAAAGGTCAGTGGGCTGTTGAGTTCGACGATGAGGTTTACTCCACTGATGGCGTGAACAATGAGCAAATAGCCATGGTGTTCAGTGAAAACGAAGTGCGTGACGCTGCGTTCATCGCCGCCGCTAACCCCGCCACCGTGCTGGCGCTGCTGGATGAGCTGGAAGCCGCAGAGAAGCGGATTGCTGAGCTGGAGTTGAAACTAGAAGCCGCAGACAAATTGCAGGATAGCGCGTTTCGTCATGGTCTCCAGCATGGCTTTAGTTACGGGCAAACGGATAATCAGGCGGGGTTCGAGCAAGCCATCCAGGCGTATGGTCAGCAGTGGAAAGGAGAGTGAGTATGAAATACGAAATACCAGAATCAGAAGACATTGAATGGCAGCAGGATATGCTCCGTGAAATAGACAGCGCCCTTGACGTCTTGCGTGATGAGCATGAGCACGCAGTGGTGGTGGAAGAAATCATCAATGATATCACCGCGAGAATAGCATCACTCCGCGCGTACTCTGGATGCTGAGGACTAACCCATGAGCCCTATTACCAAAGAGCAGTTACGCGAACGTGCGCGAGCAAAGGTTAAGAGCCTGGAGTTTTCCATCACTCAGACCGCTTTCGCTGATTCACGCTCGGAGCTTGAAGAAGAACTGGAGCTGGCGCGTATAGCGCTGGCATCGCTCGAAGCGGAGGCTGTGGCGGTTACCGATGATATGGCTTACGCATTCCATCATGCGCTGTCAGATTCATCGTTAGGTGCTGATGATGTCGAAGAAATTAAGGCTGCGTTGCGTGCTGCATTCGCTAATGTCACCGCCCCGCCAGCGCCGGCATCTGTGCCCGCTGCGATGGAAATGGATGATGACTTTGACAGCGCGTTTGAACACGGAAAAGCTGTCGGCTGGAACGCCTATCGCGCAGCCATGCTTCAGGGTGCCGCTGGCAACTCTCCGGTGATTCCGGATGGTTGGGTGGCTTGCAGTGAGCGGCTTCCGCCAGAGGGATATGAGCCAGATGGCGGCGCAGTTTGCTACCTTGTCTGGCACAAAAACGAAGTTGACTGCGGACCACAATACAGCATCAGCAATGTGTTCTTCCTCCGCAAGCACTGGGAGAGGAACTTCACCCACTGGATGCCACTGCCAGCAGCGCCTCAGCAGGAGGTGAAGTGATGGAAGTCATCCAGGGTACATGCAACTGCGGCGAGCCAATCAGCATCGAGTTAAACGCCGATCCAAAGTCGTGCGGCCGCACCGACAGGAAGAGACCGTTTTATCCGGATGAAAACGTTGAGCCAGAGGTGATAGGTCAGTTTGTTTATTCGCAGGATGGTGTAACTGTTTTTCGGTGCAGAAAATGCTCCGGCTGGATTGCGGATACAGTTCCTGAAGCGTCGCTAGAGGTGCAGGATGCCTAACCCATTCGACGTGGTGATGTTCGTGCTGCTGGCAATCGGCGCACTTCAGCAAATGGGATGGCTGCCATGGTGAGCAAACTCAAACAGCGGCGCTTGCGCCGCCTTAAAGCCGACGTGGCATGGTGGCGTGAAGAGGCAGAAGATTGTCGCTCCCGCCTGCTGGAACTGGCCGGGGAAATCGACAGGCTCAAAAAGCTGGTTATCCGCGTGCCGATGCCGGTGGTGGTTCCGGCGGAGATTATCCAGCGCATCAATGTTAAAGGTGCGTTTGCCATGGGGATCGAACGTTATGGCGACGCGATGCTGAAGTTGGCGAATAAGGAGGATAGTGATGGCTAAGACAGCGGCAGAACGCAAAGCAGCGCAGCGCGCCCGCCAGGCGGAAGCTGGTGAACGCAAGCTGGAGCTGGTGCTCGATGAGCAGGAAATGGAGATGCTGGCGCGGAACTGCGCTGAGCGTCGCCCGGGCCGCGAGCCATACGAACTGAGCGAGTACATCGCTCTGCTGATCCGCCAGGATGATGCGCGGGTGCGTGGCCGCATCAAAACTATCAGCGCCAACCAGTGCGGCAAGTGTGGCGACAGCCTGCCGGTTAAGTCCTGCCCGTGCGCAGGTGATTCGGCTTGCTGGGTAACGCAGGGCTGGCACGAAACGAAACTTGCGGTGTGACAGGTCACGGCGTATTGACTAAATCCCCACATGATTATACTGTTTAAATGTACAGTATTTTTATGTGAGGTTCCATTATGGGCTTTCCATCTCCGGCAACAGACTACGCAGAATCCCGCCTTACCATCACCAGCATGTGCGGCTACGACGGCAACTGCCGGACCGTTGAGACGTCGGCTGGGTACGCAATCATCAACGTCGCAAATAAACCACATCCGGGTGATACCGTGCTGATTTCCTATTGCGGCCGCACGGAGTTCGCCATTGTGCAGGGGCGGGCGCTTATCGTTCCGGAGGGTGAGTCCATCGAAGGTGAAGCGCTGGACGATACGACAGTGCACGGCGTGGTTACCCATTTCCTGAACCGGGTAGACAATCAGCGGCCCGACCCTATACCAGTCATGTAACATCTGCGCGGGCGTGATAGTATTACCTTCATGGTAATAAAATTACTCAGGTGGTAATGATGGTCGCTAACCCGAAACGGAAATCAACGCAGTACAAGCCGCTTACGGCGAAGGTAGAAGCTTACTGCCAGGAATACATTAAATGCCCTGAGAACCAGACTCAGGCAGCCATTAACGCCGGTTACTCGCACAAGACGGCCGGAAAGTTCGCCAGCCAAAATATGCGTGATGAGCGCGTCAAGAAACGAATCGCCGAACTGATGGAAGAGCGCAACAAGCGTATGCGCGTCAGCGCTGATTACGTCCTCATGCGCCTGGTGGAGATCGACCAGATGGATGTGCTGGATATCCTGAATGACGACGGCAGCCTGAAGCCTATCCGCGAGTGGCCGAAAATCTGGCGTACCACGCTCAGCGGGTTCGACCTGTCCTCAACCATCATGAACATGAACGAGGATTCGATAGAGACCATCCTCAAAAAAATAAAATGGCCGGACAAGGTGAAGAACCTCGAGCTGATTGGTAAGCACGTCGACGTCAACGCGTTCAAAGAGCGCCTGGAGGTTTCCGGCACCGTCACCATCGCCGACCGTATGGCGAAAGCCCGTGACCGCGTTAAGAAACAGGCTGGTGGTGAAGAATGACAGCCGCAGCCATGTCGCCGGAAGAGCAGCTCGTCGAGGATATCGCCTCGTTCACATATGACCCGCTGGGCTATGCGCTGTATGCGTTCCCGTGGGGGGAAGAGGGTACAGAACTGGCACATGCCGCCGGGCCGAGAAATTGGCAGCGATGGATGCTTGATACGGTTGGTGAACACCTTCGAAACCCTGATACCCGCCATCAGCCGCTGATGATTGCAGTTTCATCAGGACACGGCATTGGGAAAAGCGCAGGTATTTCTATGCTTCTGAATTGGGGCATGTCCACCTGCGAAGACTGCAAAGCAGTAGTCACTGCAAACACCGAAAACCAGCTGCGCACAAAGACCTGGCCAGAAGTGATTAAGTGGGCAAACCTGTCCATCACTAAAGACTGGTTCTCTACCCCAGCAACCGCGATGTACAGCAATGACTCTGGCCACGACAAACGCTGGCGCGCCGACGCTATTCCATGGTCTGAGCACAACACAGAGGCGTTCGCCGGGCTGCACAACGAGCGTAAGCGTATCATCGTGGTATTTGACGAAGCGTCTAACATTGCTGATAAAGTTTGGGAAGTGGCCGAGGGTGCGCTGACTGACGAAGACACGGAAATCATCTGGGTGGCGTTCGGTAACCCTACGCGTAACTCCGGGCGTTTCAGGGAATGCTTCCGCAAATATAAACACCGCTGGGTTACGAAGCAGATCGACAGCCGTACCGTCGAAGGAACGAACAAAGAGCAGATCCAAAAATGGATTGAAGACCACGGCGAGGACAGCGACTTCGTGAAGGTCCGTGTGCGGGGGATCTTCCCTGACGCGTCAGAACTGCAGTTTATCCCGACGGGCCTCACCGACGAGGCAATGAAGCGCGTAGTGACCGCAGGGCAGGTGGCACACGCTCCGGTTATTATCGGCGTCGACCCGGCATATTCCGGCGTGGATGACGCGGTGATATACCTGCGGCAGGGGCTGCACAGCAAGGTGCTATGGACCGGCAACAAGACCACTGACGATCTGATAATGGCGAAGCGCATCGCTGACTTTGAAGACCAGTATCAGGCTGACGCGGTATTCATCGACTTCGGCTACGGTACCGGGCTGAAGTCCATCGGTGACGGCTGGGGCCGGACGTGGCAGCTAATCCCTTTCGGTGGCGGATCGACCGATCCCCAGATGCTCAACAAGCGCGGCGAGATGTTCAACAGTTGCAAAACGTGGCTTAAGCTGGGCGGTGCGCTGGATGATCAGGAGACGGCGGATGACCTGTCGGCGGCTGAGTACAAAGTCCGGGTGGACGGAAAAATCGTCATTGAGCCTAAGGAAGACATCAAAGAGCGTTTAGGCCGCTCGCCTGGCAAGGGTGACGCGCTGCTGCTGACGTTTGCCTTCCCGGTTACGAAGCGCCTGCGTATTCCCGGGCAGGAGAGCCAGCAGGGGAAGGCGGTCACAGATTACGACCCGTGGAAATAGATAAGCCCGCTAACGCGGGCCAATTCATTTTATCTGGCGCGCTTCACAAGGGATTTAATAAAATTTCTGAACCCTTCAGCATTTCGCCTGTAATGCGATGTGCACTCGTCTATCACGTCATGAGCTGAAACATTGCTAAGGGACTTAAAACCAATCTGCTTATGCCCTTTGCTCAGTGCATCGAATATCCGAACACTAAAAACATTACCCGCCTTCACTACTTCGTAACGATAGGTGATGTTGTTAGTGCCACCAACATAGAGTTGAAAGTTTGTCATGATGGTGTCCTGCTGGTTTCTGGAAAGTCAACTTTACCAAAATTAAATTTAACGTTCAGCAAGCTTATGCAGGAGCATAAATAACAAAGCCCGCGCATCGGCGGGCTGATTGTGACATGTCACGGCGCTAAAAACCGTCAAATTCGTCTTTCACTGTTGGCTCAACTTCTCTTTCAAAGCGTAACCCATTAGCGGCCACAGCTCGTTCTCTGCATTCGTCAGAGCAATCTGTTTACCGATTGCCTCATTGTCGTTTTAAGCTGAGACTGCACATGATGGCTTTCCGGTAACCGCAAAGCCATTCTTTGTCGTAATGATCGCCCAGCGCAGAACCTGCCCGGTAACAGAAACGTGCTTAACGATTTCAGTGTGAGCAATGTTTGCGATCATGTCGTCTCGCGTAACGCGCGGCGCGGTTAAGCCTTTGGCCTGAATTTCCTGCTCGATAGCCATGCAGGATGGTGATGGGGATGCGGTTGATACCATGATAATCACCTTAAAAAAATGCCCGGACGAACCGGGCGAATGGAAGCAAGGGTCTACGGAGTGCCTTCCTTGGCGGGTGATGCAGGGTTTACAGCACAACGTCATCGGAATGGCGCTCTGCTGTAAAAAGGGCGGTGGTCAGAAGTGGGAGCAACTGCCACCGCCAAAACTACACGCATTGCCTGGTACTGCCGTATCACGGTCCTAAGGCGTGATTGGGTTGTGGTGGCCGGTGCTGATCTCCGACTAAGCAAAACGACGTGCAAACAGTGCAGTGTTTTTACTAAGCAACATCTGCATGCGATCTACAGTCATCACCACAACGGAAAGAGCACTGAGTAGGGATTCGAACCCTCTACCAAGAATGGCGATCTCCGACATCGCTCAATGCTCTTACCTGTTGTGTGCCTGTCTTTCCAGGCTGTCAGCAATTCGGTAACACGGCTTGCCTGCCGTGGCGTCTGGGATTTTCAGACCATTCAGCAATACGGGATATACCCGTTCAATGCCACTGTCCACCCCGCTAAGGTGTGGTGTTGCGTTTCCACAACATTGAGAGCACTGCTGCCGTCGATCACAGTTTTCGGGCAGTCGATGACCTACACCCTAGTACTCTCATCGTTATGGCCTCGTCTCTTCCGAGGTGTCACACCGTACCGCCACGATGGTGAGTCGTCATGTCGTGCATACCGATAACACTGACTTGCACATTCCGGCTACCCAGTCGGGGGTAAGGAAACCAAGGAACCCCGCCGGACCGCTGCGACACATGTGCCATATGCCGTACAGCTCACACCTGGAAGCGCACTCACCAGTTTTGATTTAGCGACAAGACCTCACAGAACCGATATCGAAGTGCGCTTTCATGTTACGTTACCTGAAGGGTAATAATTGCACGTCATTCTGTCAATACACTACGTAAAATAATCCGTATATGGTTAAATTGGTAATAATTTAATCGTGTGTGAGGTTATCGCTATGTGTATCGGCAGCAAGCCATCAGTGCCAGCGGCACCAGAAGTTCAGGCCGCACCTCAGGAGCAGGACGCCGCTGTGGTCAGTGCGCGCGATGACGAAGAGCGCCGCCGCCGTGCTGCCGCCGGTCGTAACTCGACCATGCTCACCGGTGCCCAGGGCGACACTTCCGCCGCCAATACCAGCGGTAAAACGCTGCTCGGTCAGTAACGGAGACCTGAGAGATGGCGGAAACCGAAAAAGAGCGGCTGCTGAAGCAGCTTGCACAGCTGAAGAATGAGCGCACATCGTTCGAGCCGCACTGGCGCGACCTGAGCGACTTTATCAATCCGCGCGGTTCCCGATTCCTGACGTCTGACGTTAACCGTGACGATCGCCGCAACACCAAGATTGTTGACCCTACCGGTTCACTCGCTCAGCGCATTCTCGCCAGCGGCATGATGTCCGGCATCACCAGCCCTGCACGCCCGTGGTTCAAGCTGGCAACGCCTGACCCTGACATGATGGATTACGGCCCGGTGAAGGTCTGGCTGGAAGTCGTGCAGCGCCGCATGAACGAAGTGTTCAACAAGTCGAACCTGTATCAGTCTCTGCCTGTCATGTACGCCAGCCTGGGCACTTTCGGCACTGCCGCCATGGCTGTGCTGGAAGATGACCAGGACGTGATCCGCACAATGCCATTTCCGATTGGCAGCTACTACCTGGCTAACAGCCCGCGTGGCAGCGTCGATACATCTTTCCGCCAATTCTCCATGACCGTGCGCCAGCTGGTGCAGGAGTTCGGCCTGGACAACGTCAGCACGTCCGTGAAGAGCCAGTGGGAAAGCGGATCGTATGAAAACTGGATCGAAGTAAACCACTGCATCACGCCAAACATCAACCGCGACAGCGGGAAGATGGACAGCAAGAACAAGCCGTTTCGCTCAGTGTACTTCGAGACCGGAGGCGACTCCGACAAGCTGCTGCGTGAATCTGGCTTCGATGAATTCCCGATCCTGGCGCCGCGCTGGGAAGTTAACGGTGAAGACGTTTATGCGTCCTCCTGCCCTGGTATGCTGGCACTCGGCCAGGTTAAAGCACTTCAGGTTGAGCAGAAACGTAAAGCTCAGCTCATCGACAAAGCTACAAACCCGCCGATGGTTGCGCCAAATTCACTGAAGAATCAGCGTGTTTCTCTACTGCCTGGTGACGTGACGTATCTCGACGTTCTGAGCGGCCAGGACGGTTTCAAACCCGCGTACCTGGTAAACCCGAATACCGCCGACCTGCTGGCTGACATCCAGGACACCCGCCAGACCATCAACAGTGCCTACTTTGTCGACCTCTTCATGATGCTGCAAAACATCAACACCCGCTCTATGCCAGTGGAAGCGGTGATCGAGATGAAGGAAGAGAAGCTGCTGATGCTCGGCCCGGTGCTGGAACGCCTGAACGACGAAGCGCTCAACCCGCTAATTGACCGCGTGTTCTCCATCATGGCGCGCAAGAACATGCTTCCGCCACCGCCTGACGTTATGCAGGGAATGCCGCTGCGCATCGAATACATCTCCGTTATGGCGCAGGCGCAGAAATCTATCGGCCTCACCAGCCTGTCGCAGACCGTTGGCTTTATCGGCCAACTCGCACAGTTCAAACCTGAAGCGCTCGACAAGCTCGACGTGGATCAGGCTATCGACGCGTTCTCTGAAATGTCCGGCGTATCGCCAACCGTCATCGTTCCGCAGGAGCAGGTTCAGGGCATTCGCGAAGACCGCGCCAAACAGCAGCAGGCAGCTCAGGCACTGGCAATGGGTCAGGCAGTTACGCAGGGAGCCAAGACTCTCAGCGAGACGCAGACCACTGACCCCAGCGCGCTGACCGCAATCACTAACGCGGTGGGGGCGCAGCAGCAATGACGGACTTCGACGAAGAGGAACTGCGCATTCAGAACGAACGCAAGAAGCACGATCTGGAACAGCGCGAGAAGGACGACATCAAGTTCGTCATGGATAGCGAGCAGGGCCGCCGCGTCGTGTGGAGAGTGCTGGAGAGTGGGCGCGTATTCGCCGCCATCCCTCCGATGGATGCTCTGGCAATGGCTTTCAACGAAGGGCAGCGCAATCTGGCTCTGGAGCTATTCCAGCGCGTCATGACGCACTGCCCTGATCAGTATCTGAAGATGGCCGCAGAGGCCAGTGAACAGGAGTAACCATGAATTTATTTGATCGTTTGCTGCATCGCCGTCTTTGCAATGAGCAGCCTGCTGATGGTGGCGCTGCGCCGGCACCGTCTGAGCCATCCGCACCTGCTGCTGATGCTCCTGCACCTGCTGCTGACCCGGCAAAACCAGAAGGTGATAAGCCACAGCCCGGCACTGAAGGTGACAATCCTCAGGAAAACAAACCCGCTGACGGTGAAAAGCCAGCAGACAAGCCTGATGACAAAGAGCAGAAGCCAGAAGGCGCGCCGGAGAAATACGAGTTCAAAGCTGGAGAAGGCGTTGAGCTGGACACCGAAGCGCTGAAGGACTTCGAGCCTGTTGCTCGCGAGCTGAATCTTACCAACGAGCAAGCGCAGAAGCTGGTGGACGCATACCCGAAAATTCTGGCCGGTGTTCAGCAGCGTCAGGCAGAAGCCTGGCAGTCGCAGACAGAACAGTGGGCAGCCGACGTGAAGGCTGACAAAGAGATCGGCGGCGACAGGCTGACCGCAAATCTCAGCGCAGCGCAGCGTGCACTGGAACAATTCGGCGATTCAGAACTTAAAGAATACCTGGACTCAACCGGTCTGGGTAATCACCCGGCGCTTGTTAAAGCGTTTATCAAAGTCGGCAAGGCAATGTCAGAAGACAAGGTTGTCACCGGCGGTCATGAAAGCGGCGGCAGTGACCTTATCTCCGCCTTCTATCCCAAAAAGTGAGGTATGAAAAATGGCTTTAATCGGTCAAACTCTGCCATCGTTGCTTGACATCTACAATCGTACTGACAAGAACGGGCGAATCGCGCGCATCGTGGAGCAGTTGGCGAAAACCAACGACATCCTGACCGATGCGATCTATGTGCCGTGTAACGACGGCTCTAAGCACAAAACCACCATCCGCGCAGGTATTCCTGAGCCGGTATGGCGCCGCTATAACCAGGGCGTTCAGCCAACCAAAACCCAGACCGTACCAGTGACCGACACCACCGGTATGTTGTACGACCTGGGCTTCGTTGATAAGGCTCTGGCAGACCGTTCCAACAATGCCGCAGCGTTCCGTGTTTCCGAAAACATGGGCAAGTTGCAGGGCTTCAACAACAAAGTCGCCCGCTACGCCATCTACGGCAACACCGATGCCGAGCCTGAAGCTTTCATGGGCCTGGCGCCGCGTTTCAATACGCTGAGCACCAGCAAAGCTGCAAGCGCAGAAAACGTATTCAGTGCCGGTGGTAGCGGTTCTACCAACACCTCTATCTGGTTTATGTCGTGGGGTGAGAACACTGCTCACATGATCTACCCAGAAGGCATGGTAGCAGGCTTCCAGCATGAAGACCTTGGTGATGACCTGGTAAGTGACGGTAACGGCGGCCAGTTCCGTGCGTATCGTGACGAATTCAAGTGGGACCTGGGCCTCAGCGTGCGTGACTGGCGTTCAATTTCCCGCATCTGCAACATCGATGTGACCACGCTGACCAAAGACGCATCAACTGGTGCTGACCTTATCAGCATGATGGTGGATGCATATTATGCCCGCGACGTGGCAATGCTGGGTGACGGCAAAGAAGTTATCTATGCCAACAAAACCATCCACGCATGGCTGCACAAACAGGCTATGAATGCCAAAAACGTGAATCTTACCATCGAAGAGTACGGCGGTAAGAAGATCGTTTCCTTCCTGGGCATTCCTATCCGTCGTGTGGATGCAATCCTCAACACTGAATCTGCCGTAACGGCGTAAGGAGAGAGAATCATGTTGCTTGATCAACAGGCTTTGTTCTCCGCGGCTCAGGCCATTACGGCCACCGCGGCATCAACTAACGTTATTGACACCGGCTCCAGTAAGGATGTCGGTAAATATGGCGATATCCCGCTACTGATTCAGGTTGTTGAGGCATTCAACACTCTGACCAGCCTGACTGTAACGGTACAGACCGATGACAACTCGTCATTCAGCTCTGCAACTGATGTGATCTCCATGGTCATTCCTCTGGCATCCCTGACCGTTGGTTACAAAACGCCGGTCATCACGCTGCCGATGAAACTGGAGCGCTACATCCGTCTTAACTACACCGTCACCGGTACCGCGCCGACCACTGGCAAAGTAACCGCTGGCATTGTTGGCGGGGTGCAGACCAATGTCTAAATATCGCGTCAAAGAACGCTCTTTCATTAACGGCAAGCTCTGCGAGCCTGGCGATATTGTGGAGTTTTCCGGGGAGGCTGGCAAAAACCTGATCCCTCATAACGACGGTGATGTCGTGGTGAAGGAAGACGTTCTGCCAACCAATGAAGAACTTCAGGAACTGGACCAACTTCGAACCATTTACGAAGAGATGTTCGGCGAAGCTCCGCATAAAAACACCAGCGCAAAAACTCTCAAAGAGAAGATTGATACACGGCGTAAAGAACTGGGCGTGTAAGCGCTCGATAAAGTGCTAAAAGCCGGGGCCATTCGGCCCCGCTTTTCTATGCGGAGACCTGAGAATGAAAACTGTAAACATGAAAACAGGCACCGACTCATTCGTTGGTGAAGATGGAAAACCAGAAACCAAAGATCAGTATCCGTGGGGTCTGCGCATCACGCTGGATAACGAATCTCTGCAACGTCTCGGCCTTAATGCAAAATCGCTGCCAGCGGTAGGTGATAGCGTGTCAGTTATGGCAATGGCTAACGTATGTTCTGTGTCTACCCGCACCACAGATCATGGTGAAGACAACTATGTTGAGCTTCAGATCACCGATATTGGCCTGGCTCCACAGAAACGTGATGATGCCAAAGAGCTGAAAGATGCTTTCTACCCAGGCGGGGAGGATGATTAATGGCCTCCGTTATCGCGATCTGCAACCGCGCGCTGAGCAATATCGGGAACACCCGCAGCATTAACAGCCTGACCGAGGCCAGCAAAGAAGCCGGGCAGTGCTCCCTGCATTTCGATTCCTGCCGCGATGCTGCGCTGGCGGACTTCGACTGGAACTTTGCCACCAAACGCCTGGCGCTGGCCGACACCAACAATCCGCCGCCGGACTGGGCTTATTCCTACCAGTATCCGACTGACTGCCTGCGCATCACCGAAATTATGGTGCCCGGTATCCGTAATCCGACGGCTGCCATGCGCATTAATTATGAGGTTGGGGCTGATGCAGACGGCACCGGAAAGCTGATCTACACCGATCAGCCTCAGGCATGGTTGAAGTACATCGCGCGCGTCACCGACGTGAACATGTTCGATGCAATCTTCATGGAAGCGCTGTCCTGGCGTCTGGCCGCCGCCATCAATATGCCGCTGACCGGCAGCGAAGATCTCGGTAACAACGCACTGACTATGTACCGCAGCGTCATCCTGAGCGCTGGCTCGCACAGCCAGAACGAATCCCAGGAGCCGCAGCCGCCAGTTGATGAGTTCACCGCAGCGAGGTTGTCATAATGGCTTTCAGTTGGATCCAGCCGAGCTTTGCCGGCGGTGAAATTGGCCCGTCGCTGTACGGGCGCATCGATATGTCGAAGTATCAGGTGGCGCTGCGCAAGTGCGACAACTTTATTGTCCGTCAGTATGGCGGGGTGGAGAATCGCCCGGGCACGCGCTTCGTCGGCGAAGCCAAATATCCGACGCGAAAATGCCGCCTTATCCCTTTCCAGTTCTCAACCGTCCAGACTTATGCGCTGGAGTTTGGGCACAACTACATGCGCGTTATCAAAGACGGTGCGTATGTTCTGAACAGCAGCAATGTGATCTACGAACTGGCTATGCCGTATGCAGAGGCCGACCTGTTCCGCATTAAATTCACGCAGAGCGCCGACGTGCTTACGCTGGTTCACCCGGCCTATCCGCCGAAGGAGTTGCGCCGGTACGCACACGACAACTGGCAGATCGTCGACGTCACCACCAAAAACGGACCGTTCGAAGATATCAACGTTGACGAGTCAGTGAAGGTATACGCCAGCGCCAGCACAGGTACCATCACGCTGACGGCCAGCTCTGCCATCTTCGGCGCTGAGCAGGTCGGTAAACTGTTTTACCTCGAGCAGCCTGCGGTAGATTCCGTTCCCGTATGGGAGACCAGCAAGACCACAGCCATCAACGATGTGCGCCGCGCCGACAGCAACTACTACCGTGCCAATACTTCCGGAAAGACCGGGACCCTGCGTCCGTCTCACACGGAAGGCATGTCCTGGGATGGATGGGGCGGAACCGGGGATAGTGATACCGGAATCCAGTGGGAATACCTGCACAGCGGTTTCGGCATTGCGCGCATTACTTCGGTAGCCAGCGACGGACTGACTGCCACTGCTACGGTGGTTAGCTACATCCCGTCACAGGTTGTTGGCTCCGCGAACGGCAGCTATAAATGGGCAAAATACGCCTGGAACAGCGTCAACGGCTACCCAGGTACGGTTGTCTATTATCAAGAGCGTTTATATTTCGCCGCATCAACAGCTTATCCGCAAACTATCTGGGCAAGCAGGACCGGAGATTATAAGGATTTTGGTAAGCATACGCCTATCCAGGATGATGACAGAATTCAGCGTACCTACGCCGGGCGTCAGGTGAATGAAATACGACACATTATTGATGTCGGATCGTTAATGGTCCTAACTTCAAGCGGTGAATACGTGATAAAGGGTGACCAAAACAACACGTTAACACCAAACTCATTCACGTTTAACTCCCAGGGCAACAACGGTTCCAGCAATGTGCCGCCGATCGCCGTGGCAAACATCGCGCTGTTCATCCAGGAGAAGGGCAGTGTGGTGCGTGATCTGGCTTACTCCTTCGACGTCGACGGATACCAGGGAACTGACCTGACCATACTGGCGAACCACCTTTTCCAGAAGCGCAGCATTGTCGACTGGTCATTCTGCATCGTGCCGTACAGCAGCGCGTTCTGCATTCGTGACGACGGGAAACTGCTGGTGCTGACCTATCTGCGCGATCAGCAGGTGTTCGCCTGGGCGCCGCAGTCCAGCACCGGTAAATATGAAAGCACCTGCTCAATCAGCGAAGGCAGTGAGGACGCTGTTTATTTCGTGGTTAACCGTACCATCAACGGCCAGACGAAACGGTACATAGAGCGTCTTTCCAGCCGTCTGTTTACCAATGAAGAGGACGCGTTCTTTGTCGATTGTGGACTGAGTTATGACGGACGCAATACTTCAACACGTACTATGACCATCAGCGGCGGCAGTGGTGACTGGAGCTATCAGGTTGACTACCCGGTGACAATAAGCGGAGGGGCTTATTTCGTGGGCACTGACGTTGGCGCTCAGATTCAGTTCCCGTACTCAGAAACGGATCCTGATACCGGCGAAGTGGTGGCGAAAGAATTGCGTGGCGACATTATCTCCGTAACGAGTAATACCGCCGTGGTTGTGCGCTTCAACCGTAACGTACCCGCGGTACTGCGCACTGCGGCCACAACTAACTGGCAGATGGCCCGCCAGACCTTCAGCGGCCTGTCACACCTCGAAGGCCAGACAGTAAACATCCTCTCCGACGCCAGCGTAGAGCCACAGAAAACCGTCTCTGGTGGTGCCGTCACGCTGGAATCACCGGGCGCAGTGGTGCATATCGGGCTGCCGATCACCGCTGAATTCGAAACGCTGGACATCAACATCAACGGGCAGGAAACACTGCTGGATAAAAAGCAGGTGATCCCCACTGTGACGATGGTGGTCAACGCCAGCCGAGGCATCTGGGCAACCACACCAGGTGGTGAGTGGTACGAGTATCCGCAGCGGGAATTCGAGTTTTACGACGATCCGGTTGATGACGCTACCGGGAAGGTGGAAGTGAAGCTCGACAGCAACTGGGATAAGAACGGGCGCGTCAAGGTGCGCCAGCTCGACCCACTACCGCTTTCTGTTCTGGCAGTCTTGCCGCGCATGACGGTCGGGGGATTCTGATGATTAAAGCTCAGATCGTACCGGCAACTCGGGAACATATCGAAGCCATGCTCCCGCATGTCCGCCAGGCTGACGTTGATGAATTTCTGGCGACAAACGGGTGGAGCCCGCGCCGCGTTCTGGAAACCGGTCTGCGCACATCAACTTTCGCCTGCGCCGGGCTTATCAACGGGGAGGTGGTGACCATCTTCGGCGTGGCACCGGCATCAATGATCGGCGGTAACGGTATCCCGTGGCTGGTGGGCACCGATGCGCTGGAGAGATACCAGCGCACCTTCCTGCGCCGCTGCGGGAAAGTGGTCAATGCAATGCTGGCTGTTTACCCGTATCTTGAAAACTATGTTGATGCCCGCAACCACACCGCGCGTATCTGGCTGCACTGGCTGGGATTCACCATTGAAGAACCGCAGCCGTACGGCGCTCACGGTCTTCTGTTTCATCGCTTCCACATGGAGAGAAAATAATGTGCGAACCCACCACAATTTTAGCCGGTGCGACGCTCGCGGCAGGCGCATTGTCAGCTTACAACCAGTATCAGACAGGGAAATATACGTCAGCAGTTGCGAAACAAAATGCTGACGTGGCAGAAGCGCAGGCGCAGGACTCAATTAACCGCGGCAACGCCCAGGCCGAAGAAGTTCGCCGACGTAATCGTCAGGCTGCCGGGACGCAGGCGGCAACCATGGGCGCGACTGGTGCTGATCTCTCAACTGGTAACGCTCTGGATATCTTCGGAGATACCGCTCAGTTCGGCACGCTGGATGCTCTGACGACCGTTAACAACGCCCAGCGCGAGGCTTACGGCTATCAGGTCCAGTCTGCTAACTATGACGCCCAGGCTGTATCAGCGCGTAAGCAGGGGAATATGGGGGCGATGACGACTCTGCTCACAACGCCGCTGCAGGCTTATGGCGCTTACAAAATGGCTGGCGGTACGTGGTCGCCATTCTCGCAGAAGGCCGCACCTATCAGCGCCGCCGTCGGCACGCCAACCGGTCGATAAGGAGATACCGAAATGCCAACAGTACCAACAGTCACTGGTCGCCAGGTCGAAAGCCGCGGATTCCAGTCACCAGGATTTCAGGCGTTCGAACAGCCCAATGTCGGCGATGTCATTTCTCAGGTGGCACCAAAGGCTATCGACATGTTCGCGCAGGCCAAGCAGCGGGCAAACGTGGCTCTTTCACAGGAGGCCAGCTTAAAGCTCAGTCAGGCCGAAGAAGATTTAAAGACCCAGCTTTACAGCCTGAAGGGCCAAAACGCCATCGGTAAGGGTCAGGAGTTTACGCAGCAATATGATGAGCAGATCCAATCCCTGGCCTCGTCGCTACCTGATGACGCATCGCGCCAGATGTTCATGCAGCAGGCGCAGCAGCAGCGCATCCAGTTTCAGGGAAACGTTGGCCGCTACGAGCAGGGGCAGGTCAGCGAGTTTGAAGGCAATCAATACGATGCCACCAGACAGTTGCAAATCCAGAAAGAGGCTGATGCGTGGAATAATCCCCAGGAAGCTATTCTCGCAAAGAATATTCGCACAGTAGCAACAGCGAGATTCGGTGCCTCAAGGGGTTGGTCGCAGGAGCAGATTCTGGCTGCCATTGAAAAAGATAACCTTGCCGCCACTGAGATGAGAGCTAAAAACTATGCAGTTGATAACCCGCTTGGGTGGATGAACGGTGAGTTTTCAGCAGATGATACTGGTGGTCTGGATATGCGATCTGTAGGTATCGTCGAGTCAGGTGGTAAGCATCTTAATTCAGACGGGTCAATTGTCACTTCTTCAGCTGGTGCTCAGGGCCGTTTCCAGTTAATGCCTGAAACAGGCAAAGAACTGGCCGCACGGCGTGGGCTGAAGTACAACCCGGCAGACGAGCAGCAACACACCATGCTGGCCTCGGATTACGCGCAGGAACTGTCAAACAAGTATGGCTCTGAATTACTGGCTGGAGCAGCATATAACTGGGGGCAGGGCAATGTTGACAAACTTATTGAGAAGATCGGTGATCCAAGAAAAGGAGAGATATCCCAAGCCGATTTCATAAAAAAACTACCATCTGAAACGCAGGGTTGGATTTCACGATACCGTAAAAATAAAACCGGTATGGATCCAGTTACCGTTAATCAAATTGATAATCTTGCAAACGCTCAGATTGAGAAGCAGAGAAAGCTGGTACTTAATGAGCTCGAACCGCTGCTCAACAATACAATGGCTCAACTCAATAATGGCGAAGTCCCTGATGCCGTTCCTTCTATCCCGGCGATTATGTTTGGCTACGGTGAGCAAGGGAAAAAAATGGTATCGAAGCTCGATATCGCTATGGACAATGCAAAAACTTTCCAGGCAATTCAGTACCTTTCTCCTGAACAGCAGCAGCAGGAATTAATCAAAAAGAAACCAGAGGTAAATGACCCTGAATATGCGCTCAAGCTCGATGCGTATGGCAAGCTCGGCGCGCTGGTCCAGAAAAGCAATGAAGCAATACAGGTGCAGCGTGATGCCCGTCGTTTTAACGAAGCGCTGTCTATGGGCGAGAAACTCGACCCTACAAATAAATCCATGCAAAAAGCCGCCGACGCCACGCCAACGGCGCAAAACTTCCGGATTAACGACGCTACCACCCATGACGGGATTGTGCAGCAGGTGGCCAAGACCGGGATCATTCCTTCGCAGGTAACCACCCAGTTATCGGCGATATCCCGCGCGCGCAGTCCTGAGGCGGTCCGTCAGGGGGCTGAGTTATTTAATCGCCTCTATGACACGGATCCCGCGTCTGTTGGCGACATGCCAAAGGATATGCAGGGATTTTATCTCACCGTTAAACAGCTTACCGATTCTGGTATGGCGTCCGAAACTGCTATCGAGCAGGCGCAGAATCTGACCTACAACCAGACCGATGCGCTCAAAGCGCAACTGGCCTCAACCCAGAGCACCAAGGAGTACAAAAAAGACCGCAGCAAAGCGATGGATTCCGCTGTGAGCAGCATGTCGGGCTTCTTTAGCTGGGGAAATCCATCTGCCGACGATCAGACGCCGGAGGCCGCACGTTTCCGCAACGATTACCAGTCGCTGTACGACCTCAATTACCGCACCACCGGCGGTAATGCGGATGCGGCCAAAAAAATGACCAACCAGCAGATCGCCCGCACATGGAGTATCAGCGAGGTTAACGGCAACGCCAAACTTATGAAATATGCGCCAGAGGCACTCTATAACTACGGTCCGTCAGGCTGGCAAGCGGCACAGTGGAAAGAAGAAAAAGAGAAACTGATGTATGGCGACCGTAATGACGATATCACAACAAGCCCGACACAGCTCGGGATCACCTCCGGTAACGCAGTGCCTGTTACCAGTAAAACGCCGGAATCGCGTATTGGCGGCGATCTGGAAATTACACCTGATGTGCTGACGGCCCGCAATGGCGATTACGCCATTATGGTGCGAACAAAAGATAAGGATGGTATTGAGGCGGTACAGCCGTTCTACGATTCTTACGGCAGGCCAATGCGGTGGAAACCCTCTTTGGATGAATGGGAACCATATAAAAAATCTATACAGGAAAGAGAGCAAAAAGATCAGGAAGAAATCATCAAGGGTCAGGAAATTCGCGGCTTTAAAGATAAACACCGTGCAATTGATGAACAGTATCGCAGGTTCCACGATGATCGTGTTAATCGCTTCAAAAACTATTTCTCATGGAGTAATGAATAATGCCTGTGTATTCCTCGCCAGAAGAAATGAGCAACGGATTTACTCCTGCTGGCAATGTTCTGCCAGAGACGACTGGGTTTGATGTACCTTTGCCTGAAGGAACCAACCCGGAGCCGCAGCAACCAGAGCCATCGGTATGGGGCGCCGCCTTCCGTCAGAACAACCTTCTGGCCGAGATGTTCCGCCCGGCCAAGCAGTTTGAGTCGGTAGACGGGTATAACCCTTATGCTGATAAAACCGAGCTGCACGGGTACGAACAATGGGGATCTGCTTTTGCTGATTCCCGTTCACCGGAAGAAACTGCCTGGCTTAAACAGCAGATTGACGACGAAAACGAGGACCGTCGGGTACTTTCAGAGGCAGGCGGGGAGGGCGTTCTCGCCAGTATTGCCGCCGGGGTTGTCGATCCAGTCACCGTCGCGTCGATGTTTATTCCCGGTGCTCAGGGCGGTACAGTGGCCCGTATCGCGTCACAGGCAGCTATCGGTGCAGCTGCAACAGCAGCGAGCGAGGTTGCGCTGAACAACCAACAGATCACCCGCACGTGGGGGGAGAGCGCTTCCCACGTCGCAGCCGGTGCGTTGATGAGCGGCGTATTTGCAGCCGCCGGTGCTGCGCTATCGCCATCAGTTCGTACAGCGGCCACGCGTGAGGTGGCTGACGCGCTCGATAATATGAGTATCACGTCAGCGACGGACACGGCTGCTGCCTCGCTTCCCGAAGGGGGCAGCGTCGGTGCGGCGCGAATCAATGAAGCCACGCTCGAGGATCTCACCCCTGCAGCTGGCGGCCCGGTCGGCAAGCTGGCACGTAAGGCAGGGAGTTATCTGACACCGTTTACCCGTCTGATGGAATCACCATCTAAAACCTCCCGCCGCACCGCGCTTGAGCTGGCAGAGAATAACTACACACTGCAAGGCAATGCCCGCGGTATTGAGACACCAATTGCGGCGGAAACCCGTGTTCGCGGGTGGCGTCGTGAAGAGGCGGCCGTCGTGGTGACGAACAAACAGGCCTACAGCCAGTATAAAGCCGCCGGGGGCGACCTGAGTTTTTCACAGTTCCGTGAGGAGGTAGGTAACGCCATGCGCAGCGGTGATGTGCATACTAATCCGGTGGTGCAGGAAGCGGCGCAGGCAATGCGCACCGTTGTTAATCGGGTTAAAGTGGCACAGCAAAAGCTTGGCCTGTTGCCACCTGACGAGGAACTGAAAGCCATCGGCCAGGAGAGTTATTTCCCTCGCGTGTACAAAGTCGGCAAGATTGTCAACGAGCGTGATAAATTCCGCGACATGCTGGTTGACTGGTGGTCGCGTGGTGAAAAAACCATGTCCCGCGAAGAGGCGGAAATTACGGCCGATGCCACGATCAATAAAATCGTCGGCGCAAAAATTCCCCAGGATTTCGCGAACGTCTTTATGGTGAAAGCGGCAGGAAGCACCAGGGCGCGTACGCTCAGTGTTCCAGATCGCCTGATGAAAGATTATCTGGAGAGTGACGCCAACTATGTGTTACAGCGACACATTCGCGAGGCATCGGCAGAGGTTGAGCTGACCCGCGCATTCGGTAACAAATCCCTGGAAAAGCAGCTCAAGGATATTCAGGACGAATACGATGCGCTGATGCGCCAGAATCCCAAAGACCAGGCAAAACTGGCGAAAGCCCGCGATAACGATATCCGGGATATCACAGCGCTACGAGACCGCCTGGCGGGTACCTATGGCATGCCTGACGATCCATCATCATTTTTCGTACGCGCTGGTGCGTTTCTACGCAGCGCTAACTTTGTTACCAAGCTGGGCGGTATGACCGTTTCCGCTATTCCTGATCTTGCGCGCGGTGTGATGGTTAACGGGTTTGGCAATACCATGCGCGGTTACTCTTCGCTGATCACCCGGTCACCGGCATTCAAGGCCAGCCGGGCCGAACAGTTAAAAATGGCCGTCGGGCTGGAAACCATCCTCCACACACGCGCACGCACGATGGGTGACCTTGTGGACAGTTCCGCCCGGACAACGGCAGTGGAAGCGGGTATGGAGCGTGTTACCGATGCGTTCGGCAAGCTCACGCTGATGGGTCACTTCGATGACATGAACAAATCGGTAAACGGTATGATCACGTCCGACGGTATTCTTTCCGGCGCATTCACCGGCCGCCGCCTGGCTAAGCTCGGCATTAACGACAATATGGCCGCGCGTATCCGCAGCGAGTTCGAAAAGCACGGTGAGGTGATCAACGGCTGGCATATCGGCAATTTTGAAAAATGGGACGATCAGCACGTTGCAGGCGTTTTCCAGTCTGCGGTGCTCAAAGACGTTAACAATACCGTTATTACTCCGGGGATCGGCGATACACCACTGTGGGCCAGTACGCCGCTGGGTAAAACCATCTTCCAGTTTAAATCGTTCGCGACCGCTTCCTATAATCGTGCCACGTTGGGGGGACTACAGGAGGGAACCGGTCAGTTTTATTACGGCACCGCATTCCAGATTGCTTTGGGCGCACTGACGTACGCGCTTAAACAGTCTGCAAATGGCAAAGAGGTAGACTGGTCGCCGCAGAAACTTGTTATTGAGGGGATTGACCGATCCGGTATCCTTGGTCCTCTGATGGAATACAATAATATGGCTGAGAAGGCTACCGGGGGTATGGTTGGTCTTGGGGCGCTACTTGGCACCGGCACGCAGTCGAGATATGCCAGCCGTGGATTTATTGGCTCTGCCCTTGGGCCAACGTTCGGTCTGCTGGACACCATTACTGATGTGACTGCCGGGGTATTGAATGGTGACGCCGGTGACCGGGTTCTCCATAACGTGCGTACACTTCTTCCTGGAAACAACCTGTTCTGGATTGCACCATTGATAAACCAAGTGGATCCCGGTATGCGCTGATTTGAAAAGTTTAAAGGCCGCTGAAGCGGCCTATCTTTTACCTTTGTGCTTATCCCAGCATGTTTTGCACCATGCCATTAAGCCATCAGCATTCTGAGCATTGGAGTAAAAGCTAGTTCTCTTTCTTCTGACATTGCAGATCGGACACCATTTCGTGTGACGGGTATTCTTTGGGCCATCAAGACAGCTCGCACACCAGATTGTAAGTCCATCAGGGTGCTTCGAAGATTTCCTGAACTTGTCATACGTCAGATTTACCCTACACCTTGTGCATTGTTTTTTGCCATTAGGTGCTAAATCATTCTGTGGTGCTGGTGCTGGTGCTGGTGCTGGTGCTGGTGCTGGTTTGACGTCACCTGGGAAATTACCATGGTAAGCAGGGCGCTGTGAAACACCTGTTGGAAGCTCAGCCGTAAAAGGTTTTGGCTGGGATGGTGAGATTTGCTTTACCGCTTCAATCGGTTTTCTGTTGTAGGCTTCAATTACAGATTGTTCGTACTTTGGATTGGCAGATATATTAGGGGCGTTATCAGCTCGGTGGTATTGCGTGGTTGCGCTATCAACAACCTGAGTACGCTGTATTTTTATTTCGCCATCTTCAGTTTTGATCGTCTTCTCTTGCCTAATGACAATCCGGTCAGAAGTCTTTGTCCTGTTTTGGCTAATAATAAAAATAATAATGGCAACCACGCCAACAACAATCCAAAAGACTTCCATTATTTAAACCTCTTCTCCGCATTACCCATAAGGTAATGTTTGACTGAGGTTAGGTCAAGCTGTGACATGTCACAAAGTCCGCCGAGCACCCACAAAAAAGCCCGCTATGCGGGCTTAGTCATTATCTTCTGATGCTTTGTTCTCAGTTTTCTTCTTCATGTTAGGCTTGTGTCTTAGAACAAAAATACCAGCGACTGCCACTACCGTTCCGATGACTGCTCCTGCCAGCACCTCATGACCAGTCAGACCTAAGATCGTAGCGCATGCCACAGTAAAAATAGTGGCACCTAACCCAAAGCATTGACCACGCTTGTCTCTGTTTATGGCTCCGTCGAGTGCCTTCTCTTCCATTCTTTGCCTGTGCGCAAATTCTTTTTCAGTAAGTTGAAAAATGCGCTCTGGGGAATCAGGCAAGATCTCCTGATACCCACGCAAAAGATATGGCGGCGGTAATGGCCCCTGGAATGCATGATGAGCCACAACAATTTCCTGAATCTCAGGTCTGTCAAGCACACGAGAAAAGGCATCTGGGTGCTCAATGATCTCCTTGCTGAGATCTTCTTCTACTTCTTCAAATTCAGGACTATCGCTTTGTTTGCCAGTATAATCTTGCGTATTTGTCGAAGTTTGTGGAACTTGATTTTGGTGTTCCGGCAGCATCAAAACCTTCCTTTGGTAGAGTTAACGCAAATACTGTGCCTCTCGGCGCATCTACTCTCTTGCCATCTTTGACAATGTATTTTTTGTAAACAGTTTCCGCTGACCTACGCAAATCATTACCTACTACCCGCATGTCTTGCTCGAAGAATCTGCCGGTAGATGCGTCTCTTTTAACAAATCTGGAATAGTCAGAACGAGGAGCGATACCCAAAGGGCTCCCTGACTCTAAAGCCAGCTCTTTGCTATATCTTTTGCTCATACTCTGCACCTCGACTAATCACCTTACCCGTAGGGTAATTTCAAGCATCAGTATAATGCTTTGAATGACAATGAGTGTAAATACTTATTGATAATTGTATCTGCAAAAGCACTTCCTTGTGCCATGAGCCTTAGAACCCGGCTGCGTTCTTTGTGATGTACTGCGCGTGGGTGCGGATATCGTTCAGGCATTTGCTGACGCCTACGATGTAACTCACCATGGTTGTGAACTCTGCCGCCGCGCCGGAAACATCGTGGCCGTCATCCTGCATGCGGTTGAGCAGGTTCATCAGCAGAGAATGCTCCGCCAGGCCGAGCACGCCTTCAGGTGAATGGATATGCTCACGGTAGCCTGGCTTCAGCGGAACGTTGTATTCCTGCTTCTCTCCCGACTTCATCGCTTCCAGTATCGCTGGCATAAAGCTGGCGACAACCTTCTGCGCTTTATCAGCTGGCGACAGATCTTCTCGAACGTAGCGCCCGGTCTGGCGGATCTGTGGCAGCACTTCGCCAGTGACCCATTTTCGGAAACGGTAGGGGATGGTACCAGGCGTGACCGCATCGCGGCAGCGGAGGATCAGAGTGTAGAGGCCGGATTCGTTAATGACGCTTACATTCTGTGCGCCTTTAACGGTGTAAGTTGAACTTACTCCCTTCTCATCATCGTCTAAGGCCTTTAGAGACATACGTGAGTTCGTGAGTCCAAGAGCTTTGCAAACGTCTGAAGCCGCAAACCACGGATTGCCGTCAATGTTGAACATACGTACTGGGGTAGCTGACTCGAATTTGAATACTGCGTCTGGGGTAGGTTTTTTTTGAGCTGTCATAGCGATCACCTTTGTAGTCAGGATAATCACCACTTCCGACGCCAATCGGGATGGTGGTGAGCTGTGCAGGGTTGGCGTAACCGGCTACAAAGGACCCGGCGCACCTTTCGGTGCCCCCACACAGCCCACCATAGAAACTGGTTTGCTATGTAGCACGCATAAAAAAACCGCTCGCGCGGTATATGCGCCTTTGTAGTTATCCGGGACGCCAATCCCGGCACTGGATTTTGCCAGTGCCTGATTACTATGGCACAAGATTTATGCAATGTAAATTTACCGTAAAGGTAATGATTGCATGAAATTTAGGTAATTACAAACCCTATCTGGTTTGCTTCTTCAACTGCTCTGCGCAGTAATCAAGATGCATTTGCAGATCCTTCATAGACATCTGCGAGCTGGTGACATAGTTAACCAGAGCAGTCAGCTCAGCCATCGGACCATCAACGTTAAACCCATCTTCACCAAGTTGGCGCAGCAACGTCATCAGGTGTGAATCTTCAACAAGGGAGCGGACGCCTCCCGGCGTGTGTATACGTTCGGCAAATCCTTTTTCCAGCGGGTGATGATACTGACGTTGCATCTGATAATCTCCATGCATTCACTGTATATATGTACAGTAGCAAAAGTCCATAAGACTATCCAGCACGAATTGCTGTTTACCTAAAAGGTAATAACTTTCCTGATTGTTATTCATTCAATTCATATAAGGTTTGCCAGGTAATAAACTGTCCTGATGATGCACGCGCGCCGGGCGCTGCTTTACAGGAGAGAGGCCATGACGGTATCAACCGTAGTTGACCATAACGATTACACCGGGAACGGCGTTACGACATCCTTCCCGTATACCTTCCGCATAATCAAGAAAACAGACCTTGCTGTCTCAGTTGTCGACCTGAGCGAAAACATGACAGTGCTGGTGCTGGATACTGACTATACGGTTACGAACGCAGGAGGATACAGCGGCGGTAACGTGGTACTCACTGCTCCGCTGGCAACAGGCTGGCAGATCTCTATTGCTCGTGAGCTGGAGCCGACGCAGGAAACAGACCTGCGCAACCAAGGGAAGTTCTTTGCTGAGGTGCATGAAGATGCGTTCGATAAGCTGACGATGCTTATCCAGCAGGTTGGGAGCATGTTCAGGCTGGCGCTCAGGAAGCCTTCCAGTATCGCGAACTGGTACGACGCACTGAACAACTACATCCGTAATCTGCGCGACCCTCGCGACCCCCAGGATGCAGCTACCAAGAATTATGTTGATACGCTGGCGAGCGGGAACTTTAACCGCACTCTGCGAACCCCTGAAAACATCCCATCACTCCCAGGTGCTGCAACCAGGGCGAACAAAATCGTTGCCTTCGATAACTCCGGGAATCCAATTGTAACGTTACCTCCATCTGGCTCTGCATCAGACGTTCTTATTGAACTGGCAAAACCTACTGGCTCTACTTTGATCGGCGGCTCTGTTTATGTGGTCGATTCATTTTCAGCTGCCCTTGCTGCGAATGCAGGACAGTCAAAGTACATCATGACGCGTGGGCACCATGTTATCGGCATTGGGGCAGCGACTTATTTTAGTGATGGTACAACTGGCGCTCCATCAACTGGCAATGAGCTAAAATTTTTCGATGTGACCGGAAAGGGATGGTATCTTCGTCACGATGGCCGCATTGATTGTCGTCAATTCGGCGTTGTGGCGGATGGAAGCGATGAAACTACGAAGTTGCAATTATGGTTGGATTGCTGCGCTGCGGTGAAGGCAGAGGCCTATATTCCTAAAACCATCTCCCCGTCCGCTGCGTCATTACGATGCGTGTCACCAAATCACGACGGGCTTAAATTCAACTGGGAGGGATACGTCACGCATTTCGGTGATGGCACAAAAGCAGGGGTTGTAGTTGACTCGTGGGATCCAGCTTCCGGATACGTTTTATATCTTAAAGGTGTTAATGATATTTCTGGTTTAATATCTATTGATGGCGCAAGGGCATCTAAAATTGACGACTCGCACCTACATAATGTGCACTCATATGGCGGCAATAATCATAAAATTGGTTGGAAATTCAAAGAAACACGCGGAGACGGTATCTACCTTAACAACTTGCAAGGTAACAGTAACCCTGTAGGGGGGCCCACAGCACCAACAAATATGGACTACCCTTTCATTGAATCAATTAACAGCGACTTCGATGGAAGAAACGCGATCTCAATTATTGCAGTGGACGGGTTGCGCATAGGTAAGGTTTTCTCATGGAAACACGGAGGAGTGGTTGAAGGGCAATCAATGCCGTCTGGTTTAGATATCGAACCGAACTACTATTACCAGAAAGTTAATAATGTCTATATCGGGGATATCTTTGCCTATTCAGCAGGAACGCAAGGCGGACTATCAATCATTGGCAAACAGAACGGTACAGACACTGGTGACTTCAACGTAAGAAACGTCTATGTTGGAAATGCCACCCTGCGCTTTAACCAGGCAACTACGGGATTCACTCATCGCTGTCTGATGATAAGCGGTGCAATGAATGTGACTATTGCAAAAGCTCATATGGAGGCTGATGCTAACTACACAGCGAATGAGCCAATAGCATTATCTGTCGGTGCTGTGTATGGATGTAAGATAAACTTCACGTCCCGGCGATTTAAGCTTGGCGCTTCTATTGGGGCAGAAGGACTTGGTGTTACCAGCTATACAAGTCTTGTCCAGGATGCTGATATTAAAGGTACAGCCAGCGTCTGTCATTTAGCCTCACGCATAGGTAAAGTGCGTGATAGTGTTATTGACATTAAGCTTAATACCCCAACCACCATGGGATCTGGGGATACGGGGGTTATGAGCATCGTTAATGCTTTCGAAAATGGAACGTATGTCAGTACGAGTATTTCCCGTGTAGAGCTTAGCGCGAGCCTTGAGGGTAGTTCCTGGCCTTTGACCTACGGTATTGGTGTGAGTCAGAGTCAAACACCGAGTATTGACCGAGAATCGTGCTGGCTGTGCGACAGCAACCTTGCAGGCGTCACACACAATACAGCAAACAATAATCACCGAATGCTAAATACAGCATCCTTTATGAAGCGCAATATATCTGGAGTCACTCCTAAAGGTGGCGCTGACATTATTGCGGGTACAAACATATGGGGGGTGGGAGATGTGGTCAACGACCCAACATCTCCAGCGGCAGGTGGTTACATAGGTAAAGTGTATACATCTGCCGGGTGGAAATCATATGGTGCTATAGCCAGCTAAACATTGAGGGTGGATCTCCACCCTCACTTATATCATGCTAGTTTTTTTAAAAAATAATGGAGAGGTTTTTCTAACAGGTGATAAGTAATGACAGACGAAATGAGAGTAAGAGCTATTGCCATCCAGAGGTGACTAATTCCAGCACCCTCAGATAACTGTCTTACTTGCCATGAAAGATTCCGTGAAAATACTCCGTGCCATATATATATTGAGTAAGATAGTAACCCTGAATAATAAATAATGGAACTTGAGAGGAATATTGATGTGATGCTCTTTGATGATGCGAGAGATGCTATTAGAAAAGCAAATAATATAACTGCAACAATATCAAGCCCCTTAAATGACAGTATAAATATTGCAGTTATCGATAAGGCGTCAGTCAAAAATGAAGTGCTAATCCTCTTCATTTTTATGAATTCATAAATTTTGAAGCTTAGCACTCCAATAACATATTCGCTCAGGCATCTAACAATGGCCAACGGTCCAGTAAAAATATCGATTTTTGCTGATCTTACAGAAATAAAACATAGGGCGCATAGTGATGCATAAACTACCGCTGTATAAATCTGCTTATATTTAAATGACATCGATAGGATGAATGGGAACAGCAAATAGGCAATAACTTCAGTTGATAAAGACCACGCTGGCTCAATAATTCCATTACCTGTTACAGATTGAGCAAAGATAATATTGCAAACGTAGGTGTAAAAAGATCGAGCCTGATCAGCCTTGCTTGTGAAAAATATGAAAACTATGCTTACTGCAAAGAAGTAAAGAGGGTAAATCCTGGTGAATCTATTATATAAAAACTTCATATAGTTATTTTCACCCACCTTGCTGATGAATTTTTCTTTGTAGACGTAGCACATTATAAATCCACTTAGAACAAAGAATAGATCAACAGCTAAGTATCCATTTCTTATAAAATCTGAACTCCACCCCATTGGATTAATGTGGTAAAACATAACATATATAGCAAATATGCCCCTAATTCCTGTTAAAGCTTTTATTTCTTTATTCATGCTTTAATCCAAAAAATATTAGTGAAATGCAAATAGTATTGTATAGCGATTCTAAGTCTCGATTACAGTATCTAGTCTCAAAAACAGATTCACTTTCATATTCTGTTTTCAAATACAACTCCGACAGACGGTACATTGAAAGCATTGCCGACACTTGCGGTAAGTGATTTCGAATCGATCGGTTAAGAAATGAGCAATGGGAATTTCTTGAAATCCTTTTATGATTGAAAATGCACAAGCAAACAGCGAACACCACCCAATGAATGAGTGTGTTGATGACACCTATCGATGTGTACCTGGCGAATAACTTAAGCACTTTCTCATCCAGAAAAATGTAAAACCATACTTTATCACCTTTTGGGTAATTTCGTTAAGAGTTGTCCGAGGTTTTTTAAACCACATATGGTTTATTGTGTATGATGAACTCACCAACTAAGGGGGTTCTTATGCACATTAAACGGTGGTCACTATGTCGCACTCGTTAACCACGGAATCGCTTAATCAGGGGCTTAGCCTGAGCGCGCTAATGTCTGTGGTCGCGGGTGTGCCGCCGGAGGTGGCTTTAGGGGCGCTCGCTGGCGCGGTAATTTTTGTTACCTCGGCGGTGGAGTATCCCATAAAGCGACGGTTACTTCTGGCGTTCCTCAGCTTCTTCTGCGGCCTTCTCTTCTACAAAGCGACAGCATCGATTCTAATCGGCATTGCCAGCATGATCCCCACGATTACACAGGACTCTTTTGAGAAGGGCATTGTGTTTTCTGCCGGGGCTTTCGTGTCGGCTATCGTCGCTGTCCGCATTGGCATCTGGCTGTATCACCGTTCTGAAAATCCGCGCGACCTGATTCCGGGGAGAAAAGACGATGACCAGTCCTGAGCTCATCCTGAACGCCGCTATATGCGGCGGCATTGCAATCCGAGTCCTGCTGTTCCGCCGTGACGGGTCACGCCATCGCTGGTGGGGCGGGTGGCTCGCCTATCTGCTGATCGTCGTTGCTGCCAGCGTTCCTATCCGTACGTTCTACGGGGACTACGTCAGCGCTGACTGGTCAGAAATCATCATCAAAGCCGTGTTCCTGGCTGCGCTCATTAAGACAAAAGGGAACGTGGTGCAAATTTTCAAGATAACGAGGTCCCAGCATGGACATTAAACAATTCCAGCGTGCAGCTGGCATCAGTGACGTGTTGGCCACGCGCTGGTATCTGCACATCACTGCGGCCATGAAAGAGTTTGGCATCGAGCATCCTCTGCACCAGGCGATGTTTATCGCGCAGGCGGGGCATGAGTCTCGAGGATTTAGTCGATTGGTAGAGAGCATGGATTACAGCATAGCTGGACTGGCTGATTTTGTTCGATACGGCAGGCTAACACAGGGTCAGGCTAACGCGCTGGGCCGCCGATCGTATGAAAGAGTGCTTCCTATTGAACGCCAGCGTGCCATTGCAAACCTGGTGTACAGCAAACGCATGGGGAACAACGGGCCGACAGACGGCTGGTTTTACCGCGGGCGCGGGCTTATCCAGATTACCGGCCTGAATAACTACCGCGACTGTGGCAACGGCCTTAAGGTTGATCTGGTTCAGAAGCCCGAATTGCTGGCGCAGGACGAATACGCAGCCCGCAGCGCGGCGTGGTTCTTCGCCACCAAAGGCTGCATGAAGTACACCGGTGACCTGGTGCGCGTCACGCAGATCATCAATGGCGGCCAGAACGGTATCGACGACCGTCGCGCGCGGTACATCACTGCCAGCAAGGTGCTGGCGGTATGATCTGGGCATTCGTCAAAGCGTACTGGAAACAGTTGCTTATCGTGGTGATGCTTGCTGCTCTGGTAATCGGCGTCAGGGTTGCCTGGAATGAACACGGTAGCCGCCAGTACGACGCCGGGTATGCGCAGGCAAAGGCAGACCGCAAAGCCGAAGATGAGAAAGCTCGTCAGCATGACGAACAGGAGAAAGCGACCAATGAACGTGAAGCGCAGCAGAGGATCGACCAGGCGCGTAATGATGCTCTTGATGCTGCCGCTCGTGCTGGCAGGTTGCAGCAACAGCTCGTTGCCATCCGTGAGCAGCTCAGGCAGTATAACGCCACTGTCGGCGCTGGGACGTCAGCCGCAGACACCGGAGTTTTGCTTGCCGACGTGCTCAGCAAATCTCTCGAGCGAAACCGACAACTGGCAGAGTACGCTGACCGGGCCGCAGAAGCAGGACGAGTCTGTGAAAAGCAGTACGACTCACTGACCCGGTGA